CGGGCCTGAGATAGGTAGGTCCCCCATGGTGTTCGTATATGAGAAAAATGCTGATGGCGAATATGTTTGCCCTCATTGTGGCTTTACAACTCTTAAGCAACCCACAATGCACATGCATTATAAGGCAAACCACGACGGTGCCTTGAAACACAAGTGCAAGGACTGCTGTTACGAAACAGCTACTAAGCAGGCCTTGGACAATCATATCAATGCGAAACATCCTGAGAATTCAGAGACCGATGTGAAAAAGATTACTTGCCCATGTGCCGGATGCAAGTATGAGACACTGACGAAAGGTGGTCTTCGGAGTCATTACACAATTCGTCATCTTTCCGAGTATATTACAAAGTTCCTCGGAAAGACGGAAAATAAACAGATCTCTTGCACTTGCTGTGGCTCAGTATTTACTAGTAAGCCAGCATTTGTATACCATCTTGTCAAGTGCATACCGGAGGAGGTTCGGAACAATCCTACACACTCTGCTGGGCTAGGACTTTGTTAGAATCTGCCTCGCGAAGATCCTTGTGCATTTTTTGCACGGATAAGACGATTTGATAGATGTGATAACCGAGGGCTGCGAATCCTAACATGGCAAGAAGCTCATAAGCCCATCTAGGAGTATCATACCCCATACAGCCAATATAGAGAAGAATAGGGGCTACTGCCACGACATGTAAGATATTTACCCACACAGTGAGGCTCTGGGCCTTCCACCGTGTCATAATACGATATGCATGAAATAGGAGGACAATTATACCTAGAACCTGAAGAACAGTAAATACCCACGGCATCAGTTGACCACGCACGAAGGCCACGTAGAGAAAGAAGGGGGCCACCACAAATACATGAAATGCAGAAAGCTGTATATGATCCGTCATTACTAGTGTCCATCAGAAAAATTTGCGCAGAAGTTTCTCGGAGTGTTCCAAGGCACCTTCTATCCACGCCTGCCTCTCACTATAACTTTCACCACATGCATATACATTTTGCCACATAGAAGCTAGGGGCCGTAGCATCTTTTCACTCATTTCCGTTGGATTATATAAGCCTGGGGTCCAATAGGTGCACCCATGTTTCCATAAGTGGCTCTTAAAGAATGTTGGGCGAGGTATATCTAAGTCAGGAAATAATGCCCGCGTTTCCTTAAGAATTTTCTTACCCAAGGAAGATTCTCCTTCAGCATCGAGGATCGTTGCCCAAGGGCGTGTACGCTGGTGTAGGGTAAATAGAGTATGTTCGTAAGAGTGGTTGCATCTTGAGATATTTGAGGGCAGGGAGATTCTGGAAGGGGTTAATTTGTTTGAGGGCCTCACTATGCACTGCGAGAATAACCTTATCGGCTCGTAGAGTCGATTTGGAGAATTTACAGAGAATCGGATTCGTATATTTTTCTATAGCCGAAAGGCGATGATTGAACAGGAATTTTACCCCGCGCTCTTCCAGTGTAGCACGCATGCGTTTCATAAGAGTATCTAGGCCTTCTTTAATTACATAGAATCCGCCTTCAGAACCCATCTCGCCTTTTAGGGATTTGAGAGCAAGATCAGCACGCATTGTATTCAGTTCGGAACGATAGGGGAAATGCTGTAGGATATTCTTTGATTCTGGCTCGCCGTATACTTTATAAAGGAGTTCTTCAACTGTATATCTGCCCAGAACATGATGCGGAAGGTGTGAGAGCATGCTGATAATAAAATCAGATATATCTGACCACGAATTCTGTCGTATTTCTTTCTGCTCAGAAGAAATCCAGGCTTCTTCAGCTGAGATGGGTATTTTGGTGAGTTTGTATTTGTTTACATAGTTTGTAATGAGTTTGTGCGAGGCGTGAATTCTTCCTGCCCCTGCTTCCCACTGCAGATTCAGAGAGGGGTTACGATAGGTGAAACATCTTCCTCCCACGCATGTCCTGACATCTTCTTTATAGAAGATTATTCCTTTGCACCTATAAGCGTGGTATTTATCCAGGAGGCTACTTTGGCAGTATCACTGGATTGCATAGGACCGGTGAGTTTCCTCCCAGGATGAATCATGGCGAAGCTGGGAATGCTTCTGACTTGGCAGTAGCCAGGTGTATATTTGTTTTCGTCAATGTCGCACTTATATATGGTAAGATCCGGGAATTCCTCTAGTAGGAAATCCCATTTGATGCGTTTACATGCTCCACACCAAGGGGCAGTGAAATATACTAGGGCGGGAGAAGTAAGGATGGATTTTTCATTAAATAGGGTTTCAAACATCTCTTGGTTTGGGAGGGGTATCATTCTTGTCGGGGAAGAATCCATTTGCTTTTCTACCTGCCGAAAGAAGTAATCCGCCTGCAATAATCGCGACTACAGTGGTCAAGGAAAAGTAGTCCAAGAGTGTTTTTCCTCCTCCTTCTTGGACAGGGTTGCTGCTGCCACCCTGGACTGGACTTTTTTCGCCGCCTCCACTTTGTTTGGATTCTTCTTGAATTGCCTTATATATATTGTATTTTTGTAGTTTTTCACTATATGAATCCAAATTATTTGCAAAGTATACAGGCATAATATTGGGACTATATCCATCATTACTAAATGATAAACCGGGTGATATATGATCCATGAATCGGTTTGCAAATAGCCACGGGCGTTTTATACCAAAAATTAGAGTGCCTGGCATGAAAATGAGTGTTATAATATCAAAAAATATACATATCATTTCATAAAAAGAAATCACGATAAACTGAATAATACGAATAAAAAAACTTTTAGAGTCGCCAGCTGCCAAAGAGGCAATAGGAGAGCACCAGACAAATGCAGAGTAAAATAAATAAGACAATGGTATCTTCGACGATGTGTTGTCTTTATAAGGCGATGTATCTACAAAATTGTCTGTGGGTTTCCACATCCCTTTGGCAAGTCCCATTGGTCCAAACGGATGATCAAGGCCATACGTATTCAATTCTCTATCATCCAGTCCCCAACTAGATAATTGCACAAGATCAAATAGCCAAGGTAAACCAAGAAAGTAAATATTTCCTAATACGACTAAGACAGCCGTCTGAGGACTTTTTAACATAAGGTGATGAAGACCAAAAAAACCAAAGAAAAGAGTGAACCACCACATTCCATTGCGTGTATAATGTCTTTCTTGCCAAAATTCTACTCTTGTATGGGATACAGCAGGAAATTCCATTCCCCTTACTGTTATAAATGTTCTATTAATATCACTGGATAAAACGGAACATTTCGCCGGAAAGATCGGTTAAATACGGAACAAGAGTCCTCCAAATCCATCGACGATACGAAGGACATTGTGATTGAGTCCATAAATTCTCACAGATGATGAGCCACGCGCCGGAATCACGGTTGTATTCATTTCCAATTGTAATGTGATATTATCAATGCGACTTGCATTCATGCTTCCGCTCGGCTGGATATCTTCTGGTTTGAGGGCGAAACTGTAAGAATATAAGTAATCATCCTTCGGTATCGCGGTGTGATACTGATATGGTTGCACAAGGCGGAAATAATCAGCATTACGTTTGTCAAACCGATCATACCCTTCAATGCGCAGTAAAGCAGTGTTTATCAGATTATTAAAAGGGGGGGCTTGTATAGTCGTGCTAACCACATTCTGTGTGATATTCACTGTATATGTCCCGGTTGTTCCTATTGTGCCTGGGCCCAGCGCAGTAATCATTGTGCCCGTAGCGATACCTGGGCCTACAATGGGAAAGCCTACCGATAGTGTGCCGGTTGATACATTTGTAACGGTAAGAGTTGTTCCACTTACAGAACCTGTAAAAGAGGTTGTTTCGCCGATTGACAAATTCGTGTAATTGAACCATTGGTGTGCATTTGCAGCGGCTGATCTCTGGACTACCCAGTAAAGCTCTCTGAGAGGGTGATTGAACTCCATTGGAATTTGCACCGTTGACGCTGTAGCATCATAGATATGCTCGGAGTGTATTGCACCTGTTCTATCAAATATTCGTGGGCGTTTGCCACGAAACGGCGCCTTTCCTCCGTGTCCAAGTGCACATAGTCACCATATAGAGTCATACTTGTTATGGAGGCTGCCAGGGCACTTTGAACGCAGGGAACGGCCGTAGGATTATCTACGACGAACATTTGGTCAAGTGGACGTAGAGTTATATTTATACGAATTGGGTGATACTGGATTGCTAGCAAAGGCAAAAAAAGGCCGGGATTTTTACAAAACCAGAAACGCAGAGGAATATATAGGGATAAGGGTCCGAATTGATTCACCTGTGCGGATGGCTTATTTCCCTGGCTCGCCCCACCCGTTTTTCCTATCATTGCATTCCACCCATCCACTTTTTCACTGGGGACTGTCAGATTAGAAATCATTTCCATCCATTCTCCTGTCTGTTTATCAATCTCTTGCTCACCTATCTCAATACTTACTTCCTGTATGAGAGAATGGCCAACAGAATTTGGGTATGATAGGGGTAGGCCCGTGACGGAATCTTTTATAGCCGGAAGAACAATCTCTAACCAAAGAGCGCCGAGAAGATCTCCTTTTCTCGGTAGCAAGACAGTGACTCTTCTTCCAAAGTCCGGTTGACTGTCAAAGGGAATAATTTGCTGGTCTATGGAAAAATTAGTGTATCTGCGATACACCATTTTGAACCAGGTTACTTGAGGATTTCCGGTTAGGAATACATCCTGTTTTCCTTGAGCAACCAATTGTAATAATCCTCCTCCCTGGGTCATTCTGTTTGTGTGTAGGATAATGAGAGTGAAAGCGTTACCCGCAAGAGAAATTTATATACTATCATATAAGAATGAGTGGGCCAAATTCTATTGTTCTTCGCACGGTATATGCATTAGATCCGAGAACGGGGGGATATTTAAATTCCAATCAAATGCTTTTAACCGATGGCCTCGGAGGCACAAAATGGATAGATGCCATATCTACGCTTATTATTTCAGGCGGAGCTGTGATGAATAATCTCCCTTCAAGTATCAATTATTTTTCAACATCTATTTATAATACTGATTTGGCGTTATCTTCAATATCTACCGATATGTATAATGCAATATCTACACTTTCCACTGCCATTTCGGAAAATCTACCAGGGGCTATTTCCAAGGTAAATCTTCTGAGCACTGTGAGGGGTCTTGGAAGTTCCGGATATGTAAGCACCCAGGGGGTTTATTCTATGATAAGTTCTGCTTCTGGAGAAGGCCAGGTAAGTGAAGCAAGTATAAGCACAATTGTATCTGCACTTAATAGTAATTATAGTATATATGATGCAAGCACATTGACATCGTATATGCAAGTTAGCACTATAAGTAGTGTAAGAGGTCTAGGATCGCTTGGATACATTTCTACTACACAACTTACAAGCACTGTAAGAGGGCTCGGCACTTCTGGATATATAAGTAGTTTACAACTGATAAGCACTGTTACTGGATTAGGAAGTAGGGGTTATATAAGTTCTTTTACACCTATGTATAGTAGTATTATAGGACTCGGTTCATCAGGATACTTAAGTAGTTTAGATCTCATAAGCAGTGTGACTGGTTTAGGAAGTGTGGGCTATATAAGCTCTTTTTCTCCTATGTTTAGCACTGTAACTGGGTTAGGCAGTGTAAATTATATAAGCACAGATAGTTTAGTAAGCACTGTTGATAATTTAAAAACATTTTATACCCTGAATGCTGGTGTTACAGGGGTGTTGTTAATATCAACTGTGGAAGGACTTGGAGCTTCTTCCTACGTAAGCACATCCTCGCTTGTTAGCACCACACGATCATTGGCAGATCTAAGAGTAAGTGCGCAATTTGATGACGTAGTAAATGCCACCGTCGTTGGTGGAATAAATTATTTTACAAATGTAAATAACGTTGTTTATATAAGCAGTTTTTTAATGAGCTCTATTGCATTTTCGGGGAATCAAGGATATAGTATGAAAGCCGTCGTTGATGATGATATAAACATGATATTTTCTACGGCTTCTATAGATTTATCGGGTTTTAGTAATTATATCACAAATAGATCAAGAGTAACAATTGATATATATCCGAATATTGCATTTTCTAAATTAGCCACGGGCGCAAATTCTGTCGCTGTTCTTCCGATAAGTACATTTTTGAAATATGGAACAAGTAATATGTATAATACAACTGTTACTTCTTTTGTAAATGCATTTAATACAAGCAACTATTTTGGAACTTCTTTTTCAGGGCTGGTTGTTCATGATTTATCAAATTTCTTTACTACGCCCATAAAACTCTGTGTGCCCACGGGAGAAATAAAAGAATTTACAAAGCCATATGAAGTATTTCATTATATGCCAGGCGGAAAAAATAATGGAGCAAATCAAAATGCCTTGCACTCCAATGACCTGACTCCGTTCTTTGCTTCCACGGGCTCATTATATGTAAGCGTTCAAAATTTACCGACATAATTTTAAAATTCATAATATTAGTAAAAGATGCAAGGAGATACTGGACCCACTGGACCTCCGGCCCCTGGTTTTTTTTCTCTTAAAAATGGACCATGGAATTCTTCTGTAAGAGGGGTTTGCTTTGGAGGTCTTGAAACTCTTTATATAGCGAAAGGGCTCGGGTTTACTGCTGGTAATTCTGTAATTGTAGTATCACAGACGGATGCCACACAGTTCTTTCAAGGAAGAGTGAATGTGTATAATCCGACGAGCGGAAACATAATTATAAATGTTTCCAAAGTGAGTGGGAATCCTGTGTTTCCTTCAGCGGTATATATAGTAAATCTAAATCCGCTAGATGGTGTAAGAGGAGCGACTGGCGTTACTGGTCCTCGGGGATTTATTGGTGATACTGGTCCTACAGGCATACAAGGAATTATGGGTGTTACGGGGTGGACAGGCTTTACTGGACCAACAGGTATAAGGGGAGCCACAGGAGTTAGTGGACCTATGGGTTTTACAGGTCCGCGGGGATTTACAGGACC